GCCCACCGCTGGGTCAGGATGGACTTGGTACACCACAGCACCCACGCGTCATATCCACTGCCGTAGAGCGGCCTTCCAGCGCCGTCCGTTACGAAGTCGCCGGCCTCCACGTCCCACATCGGTGCAGGCGGGTATTGCTCGGTGATCTCCTCCTCTTCCGCCAGGGTGGACGGCACGTCAAAGACTGGAAATAAGCTCTTTGCCATGTTTGTAATTCCCCTAAATCTCTGTGGCCGGGAGGATGAGGTCGATCACGCAGGCGTCGTCCCCCACCCAGGCAACCAACACACGGTCGCCTGGTTCCAGGTGACGCATTTTCTCCGGAATCAGGACGTGGTGTTGATGCTCACCGTCCGAACTGTCCCCGCCTGCGCTCCGCTCCGACGGGATCGGCGGGTCCGGGGCCGGCCCGGTAGGTTCTCCCGCGATGGCGCCGACCTTGTGAATATGGGACCCGCTGTGGGGCATACCCATATCCTGGGTTTTGGCGAGAATGTTGTTGGCCGGCCCCAAGGTGACCTGGCGGCAGACCATATAGTCGCTCTGGGGAATTGGACGGGGGAACTTGTTTGTCAAAAGGCTCATGTCCCCCTGGATCACGCCGAAGTCCAGGACCTGCGGCTTTTCGCTCATCATATGCATCCGGCCCTGAAGCACTTCGGTCAGTTTGTTGATGCCCTCGCTGCCGGTCATGCTCTCCTGTTTGTCCATTGCGCACCTATCCTTTCCGCCGCAGGCTCATGGTCATCTGTTTTTCAGTCGCGTTGTGGGACACGCCGGTGACGTAAAACGTGCCCGTGAGATTCCCCGCCGAGACCTTCACCGCGTCCCCTCGCCGCAGGAAGGGCAGGTCTGGCGCGTTCACCTGGATAGATTCCTCCGGCTTGCCCCGCTCTTTCAAAATCGCCTGGGCCTCCGCGTTCGCCTCTCCCAATGTCTTGTTGCTGTCCCGACGAACCACTTCCTGCAAAATGCCGTATTCCAGTGCGCCATCAATCACCGCGTCCACGCTGCGGCGCTCCTTCTTCTCTTCTTTGCCGATGATCTTGACACGAGTGACCAAGTTGTTTATGGTCAGCTTATCGCTGGTGCTGATCACATTGTCCGTGTGGAAGCAATACACGTCTGCGTTCGTTCCATAGTCGGAGATCACCAGGCTGCCGTCCTTGTAGAGCGCGACATACTGATCGCCGGTCTGCTGTTTCACCTCGTCCAGCAGCTTGATGATCATGTCGCTGATTGTGTCGCAGTTGAAGACCTTTTTTTCGTGGGTGATCTGCTTGCTCCACTTGTAACTCAGCGGCACGCCCCAGTCCCCGCAGATATTGCTGAGGATTGCCGGGGTGGACATCCCGGCGGAAAAGTACTTGAAGTCCTTACTCTGCTGCAGGCGGATCAGTGGGTCATACGCGGTGACGGTCAGCTCCTTGGTCTGGGCGCGCTTGTAGTCCCACTCCCAGACTGTCCCTTGGAACAGAGGCTGATTGCCGCCGCCCCAATTCGCGGAGATCTTGATGATGCAGTTGATTTTCACCAGCTGCATCAAATACCCGGAATCCATCTTGCAGTTCACAAGCTTCAGCGTCGCCCGCTGGGCCAGCTGCCCCTCTTGTTCCTCCCACGACAGCGAGAGGAGAGCGGGGTCGAGGTTGTACGCCGCTCCCGTCTCGGTGATGAGGTCCACATGATAGGTGACCAGCGCAATGTCAACGCCCATTTGCGATTCCTCCTGCCGTCACGGGATGGTCAGCACCTGCCCCGGATAGATCAGGTTCGGGTTGCTGCCCACCACGCTCTTGTTGGCCTCGTAGAGCTTGGTATAGTCCGAGCCTTTCCCGTAGAATTTCTGGGCGATCTTCCACAGGCAGTCCCCCTTTTTTACGGTGTAGGTCTCTTCCTTCTTCGGCGCTGACCGCTCTGCCGCCGCCTCGTTGTTCGAGGCCTTTGACGGGGAATCGGTGGAGATGTTGATATCTTTTGCCCGGATCAGCGAAATGGAGTAGTTGATGTCCCCGTACCCGCCCGTTGGCGTGCCTGTGAAGCTGGACAGGTAGACCTTGCAGTTTATCGGTGCCTCGGTTATGAGAAGCCGCGCCTTGACGGGCTTTCCACGTTTGGCCTTCAGGTCTTCGATCCAGCGATAGATCGCCTTGGGTTCCTGCCAGCCGTGTACATAAGGCGCTTTCTTCCGGTTTTTGCCCGGAAAGATGCCATTCCAGCTGATCGCGTCCAGAGAAGTGCCGCTGGGGATCTTCACCTCGCCGATGTCCATGATGGTGTAGGTCCCGAATTGATTGGCCAGCTTGACGCTGATCTCCGTGGGGAGCATCGGAAAGCGCAGCCGGTCGCCGGTGGTCAGGTTTTTCAGGTAAATATCCATTATCCCCACTGCTCCTTTGGTGTGTTGGCGAAGGACTGTTTCAGGGCGAGTGCCAGCTGATAGGCGATCTCGTCTGTCATGCCCTGTAGGTTTTCCTTGATGGCTTCCGCCACCGCCTGCGGGTCCTGCGCCTGACTGCCGTCCACGTTGATTTCAAGCGTCATGTTCTCAATCGTGACCGAGAAGTTCCCGCCGCCGCTGCCTCCCGCGGGTTCCAGGACCGGCGTGATCCTGCCGGCTGTGCCGCCGTCCGCGTACATCGGAATGCCCAGCGCTTTGCCGGCCTGCTCGTACAGCTCCAGCGCCCTGTCCCGCCGGGCGGGGTTTGTGGGGATAACGAATTCGCCATACCCCTCCTCCGCCAGCCAGGAGAGCTGTGCGCCGCTTACAAAGCCGCCGTTTGCGTGGCTGGATATGCTCGCGGTCAGGGTGGTCGTCCCGCTCCCGCCGCTGCCGATGCTGACCAGGGCCGTCGGGTTTAGCAGCTTGTAATCGGCCTTTACGTTGACGGGCATTGTGGTGGATACACCCTCGCCAAATACAGAATCAATCGTGGAATCGGTGCTTGCTTTCAACGTGTCGATGGCGGAATTGATTGCTCCCATGTCGGCGTTCTGTATCGCGCTCCCCAGGCCCGATACAACAGAAGAGCCGGAAGACGAAAAATCGATGGAACCCATTTGCGTAAAGAATTCGTCGGAAAACGGTCTTACAAAATCGATCCCCGAATAATCCACTTCAAGCATGGATTCGGTAATGGGATCTTTCATGCTCTGGGGGATCGTCTGAGCTGTCTGTTGAAGCAGTCCGGATACCGCCGCCTGGGTCTCCGCGCCAAGCCCCTCCAGCCCAAACCACGACGCGATCTGATCCTGGCTCCACTCCATCGGCTCCGGGTTGATGGCAAGGGCGTTGTTCATGGCTCCCGACAGCTTCTCGGATACCGTCCCCTCAATACCCGGCAGGACGCCCTCAAGGGAGCTTCCAAATGCCTCCGCGATGGTGTCCAGCTGGAAGGATTCCACCCGCATATGCAGGTCCTGGATATTTGCCTCGTACCCTTCCGCCAGCTGCTGCACCTGCCTCTCGTATTCCGTCTGATCAATAGCACCCTCTTCCAGCGACATCTTGACGTTCGCAATACCAAGTTCCAGCGCCTAGTTATAGCTGTCCGTGTAGCTTGCCACGCTGGCCTCCAATTCCTGCTGCAGCGCGGCAAAAGATTCGGCGTCCAGTTTCGCGCCGCCGAAGCGGATTTTCAGCGATTCCAGCTTTGCTTCCTGCTGGGCCATGGATACCTTGTTTGTGATCTCGGCGATCTTGTTTTGCAGCTCGGCCACTGCGGACGCTTCGTCCATGACGTATGTAAGGCCGCCGATCTGGACCTTTATCATGTCTTCCGTTGAGATCACGCCGTCAGCGAGCGCGGCGGACACGGCGCTCTGCAGTTCCGAGTTGGCGGCGTCGATTTGGGCCTGCAGCCCCTCATACGCCCCGTTCAGCCCCTTCCTGATGCCCGCGCCGCTGTCCTCTCCAAGCAGCATATTGATGGCGACATCCGCCTCGTAATGCCTGTTCGAGAGATATGCCTGCGCCTCGTTCACAAGGGCCTCCATGGAGCCTTTGTACGCCTCAATGCTCTCCTCCGACATCTTCAAGCCCAGTTCCATCTCCCAGTTGAGGCGGTCAAGCTCCTGCATCCGGCTTTTCAGCGTCTCGATGCTGGCCGCAGAGTCCTCCGCCGCCTTTGCGAAACCTTCCATCTGCCCGTCATGACCGTCAAAGACGATGCCCCTTGCGGCCGCCTGCACTTCATCCATGGAGAGCTTCAGGTCTCCAAAACTGCTTTGCAGCTTTTTCCCGACTGCCTCCTGGAACATCACGCCGAACTGCGCCGCACTGACTTCCGTATCGTTGATGGCATCGTTCAGTGCGGACGTCTCGAACTTGATGTCTTGAACAGAACGCCCGGTTGCGCCGAGGATTTTCTGCGTCTTCAGCGCGGACTTTGCCGCTTTTTCCTGCTCTGCTGCAAGATTTTCCTCGTAATCGTTTTTTACCTTGTTGCCTCCAACCATGCCGGCGATTCCGCCAATCCCTGCACCGATCAAAGCGCCCGCAGCTGTACCAACTACTGGCACAACGGAACCGATGACTGCCCCTGCGGCTGCCCCTGCGCCTGCTCCTCCCATCTTCCAAATGCCGGACTTAATGTACGCCTCCGCCTCATCGTCGTTATCCGTCCTGCCGCCTTTATATAAATCCATAAAGCCGCTGAATGCGGATGTTGCGCCTATCGCGCCGGCTGCCACGGTTCCAAGCCCGAGTGCTGACATCGCGCCCGCCGACATGGAGGCCCCGCCCGCAAGACTGCCTGCTCCAAGTTTGGCAGCGGTATTTGCACCGAAACCAAGAATGCCGGTCCCCGCGCCCGCGCTGCCGAGTATCAGCTTGCCGGTGTCGAAAATGGATTTGCCGCCTTTGATTATGCTGGACGCGCCGCCAATCGCTTTGACTGCCCCGTACCCCAGGAGCGCCGTTGACAGCACGCTGGTACCGGACGCTTTCTCACCCCCCGGCAGGAGCGTGGATGCGTCCAAAACCAGCCCCTTCAGGCCCTCCTTGATGGCGGCCACGATAGCCTCGCCGACCTCCGTGCCGTTGAACCCCTCCGCGAACGCGCTGGCAAAGGACTTTCCGATGCTCACGCCGTCCTTGACCACACCCTCTGCGTCGATGCCCAAAATGCCCATGATGCCGTCGTGGAGGGCGGTGCCCAGACCGTTGCCGACGCTCTCCGCGATCCCCGCCAGCCACGCCTTGCCGGTGCCGTTCCACCACGCCGAAAACGGCTCCACAATGATCTTGTCCCAGGCCAGCTTGATCTTCTCCCAGAGCGTCCCCGCGTTCTGCCACTCGGGGCTTCGGGTCAGCTCACGCACGGACTTTGTCACGTCGTCGATCTTGCCCGTGACGAAATCCACCACTCCGCCTACCGCGTTCTGGATGTCCGGCATATGGGCCGTCACCCAGTCCACCAGCCCCTTGACGTATGGCTGCAGCTTCTCTCCAAGGGCGATCTTTACGCCCTCCGCCGCGCTTTGCAGGTAGTAGAGGGAGCCTTGCAGTGTGTCCATCTTCACACCGGCCATTTCGGCCGCAGAGCCTTCCGCGTTTTCAATAGCGGCCGCCAGCTGATTGAACTTCTCCTCCGACGCGTCTACAATGGCAATCAGGCCGCTTTGGGCGTACATACCCGCGAGGTTTGCCGCCGTCGCTGCCTTTTCCGTCTCCGTCATGCCCTGGAAGCCCTTTCGTAAGTCCTTCATGACGGTCATGAGGGACTTGGAGCGTCCCTGTTCGTCTGTCAGGGTAACGCCGACTTTCTTCATGGCTTTCGCCATGGCGTTGCTCTCCTCTGCGGTCATGCCTTCCTGCTTGCTCATACGGGCCAGCGTGGTACGCAGGGCGGTCCCGGCGCTGGAGGCATCAATTCCGGCGTTGCCCATGAGGCCCAGGGCTAACGCGGTATCCTCAATGCTGTATCCCAGTGCTCCGGCCTGGGTCCCGGCCATTTTGAGCGATTGGCCAAGACCGGCAACGTCCGTCTTGCTGTTTGTGGCGGTGGCTGCAAGAACATCGGCTACCCGGTTGGATTCGGTGGCGTCCAGCTTGAACTGGGCCAGCGCGGAGGAGGTGACGTCCGCCGCCGTGGCAAGGTCCACGCTCCCGGCTGCGGCCAAGTCCAAAAGTCCCGGCATACCGGAAACAATGTCCTTGCTCTTCCAGCCGGCCATAGCCAGGTTTTCCATTGCCTCCGCCGCCTGGGCCGCAGAGAACATGGTGGTTTCACCGAGCTTTTTCGCCGTGGCTTCCAGCTCCGCGAATTCCTCCCCTGTCGCGCCCGATATGGCCTTGACGTTGGCCATGCCCTGCTCGAAGTCCTTGAACGTGTTGATTGTGTCCGCAACGCCGAGAGTGACCCCGGCGAACGCCGCCGCCTGGGCAATGGGGCTGGAGATCAGTCCGAGTACTTTCTTAAAGGGGGCAGTCACAAGGTCAACGGCTTTCATGGTGACGGTCCAGACTTTCCCGGCCAGCTTTTTGCCAGCCGCCGCAACGCCCTGGATGCCCTTGCTGGCCATGTCCTTCAGCGTAGCCATGACTTCCAGCTTGCTTTTGCCCTTCATGCCCTGAATCTGCTTTTGCAGGTTCATCATGGACCGCTCCAGCTTGCTGAGGTTCTGTCCCGCGCTTCTTGTGCCGCTGCCGGTCTCATCCGTGACCTGCGCCACGATTTCTATGACCGTCGTCGAGTCGCTCACTTGTGCCTGCCCCCCTTTCCTCCCTTGGTATCAAATTTCAGCACGGGGATTTTGGCCTCCGCCGCCAACGCGTCAAGTGTGTATTGCCGGTACAGCGCCCGCTCCCCCGGCGGCAGGGCCAGGTAATCCCGGATGCCGCCGATCTGGGGGAAACGCTCGCACACTTTCAGCATGATGTAGGTGCCGCCCCGTGCCTCGATCAGTTTTTTGCGGTGTCCTCTATGTCGTCGCTGTAGCCGCTGATCTCGTTGATGACGTCGATCACGCGCTCCTTCTCGCCGGGGAGCAGCACCGCGTCGATCATGTCCACACTCTGGAGGACGTCCAAACGATCCTGGGCCGTTTTGTTGTCCCACAGCTTTTTCCGGTCCTCATCCACGGTGGCGGTGTAGATCAGCCAGGAGCGGAACTCCGAAAAGTTCGTCTCAATCTCCCGCTTCGGCTGTCCTCTCTTACGGGGGGCGAACCTGGTGGCGTTGTCGTGACAGGCGATGGATTCCGCCTCGGACAGCGGCCTGATCCGGAACTCAAACTTCACCTCGCCCTTGCGCTTGATTTGGATCTTCCTGTAGGTGCTCTCGTCGTCCTTCTCGGTCCCGGCCTCGATCAGGCCCCGAAGCAGTTCGTCCTCGCTCATCAGGATCTCTTCCTTAGAGTGTACCTCCACCCCGGCGTCGCTCTCGTCGTACAGCTGGGGCATCGTGTTCTTTTCTGCCATTGTCTTTTCCTCCTATTCAGCCAGTTTCCAGTCCAAATCCTTGAGATACTCCAAAATTTCCGGCGAGGAATTCACCCGGAAGCTCCACGACCGCTTGATGATCTCCCCGGGGTTGAGGGTCTGCAGGTCAACGGTGCCGTCCGGGACGCAGTTGCGGTACACCACCCGCTCCTTCTGCCCGTCCCTGCGCCGCATCATCCCCTGGAAGTCGAAGGTGGGGAAATAGCCTTTCCGCAGGTCGTCGATGAACTCGGTGACCATTACATTGTCCCGCACCACCGCCTCGGTCAGCGTCAAGGCCACGCTGTAGCCGGTGTTCACTGCGTAGACAAGGGCGCTGCCCACGGGCTGATAGTCCACGTTGGCGGGGCTGATCTGGGTCTGGAAGGTGTCCACCTCGGCCAGGAACAGGTTGGTTCCCGCTTTCGTGGTGACGAACAGCCGCCCATCCTTGCCGGTGATGAGTTTTCGTACATCAAGCAGGCTTTGGTCGTTCAATCCATCCATTTACTATCCCTCCCTTACTCAGCCGCGTCCGGGGCAAAGCGGAACTTGAAGGTGTAGTAGAGCTTTTCCAGCGCGTCGATGTCGTCGGCGTAGACCACGAACCACGCGCTGTCGCCCTCCGGCGCGTTGTTGGGGTCGATCTCCACATAGGCGCCAGGGAGCAGCTTCTTTTCGGATACCATGGCCTGGCACACGCCGTTGGAGACCTGCACCACAGTCATGCGACCGTCGGGGTCGTTGTTGATCCTGCCGATCAGTCCCTCCACGGTGTCGTTCAGCCGCTGGAACAGTTCGAAGCGGACTTTGGTACGCTTGATCTTCTTCCAGCCCTCGTCCTCCTTCGCGGTGGGAAGGACAAGGGTGTTCACGCCCTGCTCCACCCACACGGTGTTGGCCGAGGACACGCTGAACATCAGCACCCCCGCCTTGATGGCCCTCTCGTGCTGGTTGTTGGTCAGCATCTCGGTCAAGTCCACCGCGCCGGTGATGGCCGCGTGGGTGATGCTCTCGTTGCTGGGCGTTCCGGCGATGAGACCGGCGATTCGGGCGGCCGCCATGTACCCCTCGTAGACGTTCCCGCTGATGTCCGTGAAGCCGTTGCCCACATAGACCAGCTGGTAGTCGTTGTACGCGCTGGCGTGTTTCAGGCGCGTCTCGAAGTCCACCGTAGTCGGCTCGCCGATCACGCCCATGCAGAATGCGCCGCCGTCGTAAATGCGGTTGAGGAACAGCTGCATCACGCTCTGGATGGCCGTGTCCTCGGTGTCGATGGACATCACGTTCCACCGGTAGGCCTCCAGCACCTCGAAGGCCGCGCTGTACGCCGCCACGTTCACGGTGGGGTCCGTGCCTCCAGCGATTTCCGCCTGGTCTACGGTTTTGAGGTCCTCGGTACTGTCCTGGAGCTTGGTCAGTGTGAAGTAGTCGCTCCCCTTGGTCTGGAACGACGTGAGCAGGGCCGCCATGCTGTCCTTGGTATTGTCGAAGGTCAGCCGCTCCAGCTGCTCTGTCCCTTCAAGGATCAGCAGCTCGCTGGTGTTCGGGTCTACCAGAGTGGGCCGGATGGTGACCATCAGCTTCCGGCTGCCCGGATATTTCAGCGTCAGCTGAATGACCGCGTCGCCGTTGGCGTCCTCAATGCTGTACATGCCCGGCGTGCCGCCCTTGCCCAGGCGGATGCCGTACACCAGCCGCGCTCCGCCTTTGAACTGCTCCATCGGGACCGCCGTCGTGCCGCCCTCACCGCCGTCGCCGTACTTCTTGGCGATGTCCTCGTACTGTTCCAGCACCGTCGCCTGTCCGACCGGCCCCCAGTTGGAGCGGAACACAGCGGCGCACTTACCGTCGTCCACCCCCGCAATGGGTGGGGTCCCGTGGTTCTCATAGCGGAAGTAGACGCCGGGGCGGGTCTTCTTCTCGCCGATGATGAAAAACGACGCCATTTACGTTACCTCCTTGTCCAGGAATGCCCGGACGATCTCCGCTGCCTCCTCCACCGTGGCGTTCTCCTTGCCGGCGGTCCGCAGGGCCACGGTGACCACTTCCGGGGTCGTGCCGAAGAGCCGGCGTGCCTGAGCCGCCAGCTCGGAGGCTTTGTATGCTGCCGTGTGGTCTGCCATTGTTTCGTCCTCCTTTGCCAGATTGTAATATGGATGTAAGAGCTTGATCTGCGCCGGCTCTTTTACCGGCTGGGACAGTACGCCGTACCGGCCCGTGAGCGCCAGCTGCCCCTCCCGGAGGGGGTCGGCGCCGTGCTGCACGGCGAGGCTTTCAATAAACATGGGGCTTGTGTCCGGCAGGATGACCTCCCCGTCGATCTGCGCCCGCTCTATAAGCGCTTTGGTCCACTTGTTGCGCTCCGTCACGCTCTCAG